GCTACAGTTATCTGATTCTTCAGTCCAAACTGAGTTCAAGATACTCGAATCGGTCGATGAACTGTTTTATCAGTTTCATCGGGGATTCTTGTTCTTGCTACCATCAAAATAATCTTACGATTACTTGGTTGATAGACAGACAATGGCCCAAACAATGCAGAAGTACATTAGTGTACTTCAACAAAAATTTGGTTTGTTCAGACTTAATACTTTCGCGTATCCCTTTCTATTTGATATGATCCTTAGAAATAAGGGTCAGTCATTGGTTGGAGTAATCATTCGATTATTTCCAACAATGAAAGGTGGTCTGACTCCAACAGTTTTATCTAGCATTAAATTAATGCTAAATAAAATGTCTCGCATTGCGCATTGTCAAGGGAAAATCGGTTTCGTAAAATACTTTAAACAAGTATCCGTTATAACTCAAAAAGTAATTGGTAAAGATAAAACTTTAACAACTACCCCAAGAGTTAAAACAACGAAATCCGGTATCCCCTGCTTCTTCCCGAGTTATATTCGACGAATGATTAGATTAGGTTTTCCCTGATCTATTCGATTGTCGTTAACTATTTGTTCTTTCTTTAGAGATATAATCTATACTTCAGAAGTTAAAACAATTAGTATAACTAGCCCTTTTAATGGTAATGAAAAAGTTGTTCAAGAAGTAATAAAATTTATTCCTTTCTTTATCAACCGATTTATACCATTACACCTAAGAGGTCGAACTTTATTAGAAGGGAGAATGAAAATATTCCCAATCCTAACAAGTTCTCCTCAAACTTCGATAAGAGATTGAAATGAAGATTCGTCTTCACCTCTTTCTATATCCTCTACAAGTATTATCTCTCTTTTGAGATCTGCTGCTACTATGCCAAAACATTACTTGAATTATTTCAAGTTACTTTTTGAAGTAGTAGGTGTTAACCGATGAAATTCATCATTTAACACTTTTGCAACTATCCGATACGGTACGCAAAACCGATATTTTCATTTATTTGAAAACATCTGTTATGTTTTAGGTATAAATCCTGGTTCTTTATCGAACTGGGGACTTAGACCACGAATCGAATATGCCAAAAAATGAGCTAATTGGGTTCTGTATAAACAAAACCTTTTTATTTCAATTTTGGAATACTGTATGAGTTTATCTAAGTTTTATTTATCAGGTCCTTTAAGACCTGGTAAATTTATAGGTAAATTAGGGCTTAAACAGGAAGCCGCTGGTAAGATGAGGGTTTTTGCTATGGTAGATCCTTGAACTCAATGAATTATGTACCCATTCCACAAAGCTCTTTTTTCTATACTAGATAGAAGAAGAGATGTAGATGGTACATTTAATCAATTGGGTCCAATTTCTAGATCACAAGGTAAACCTTGTTTTTCTATGGATCTGAGCTCTGCCACTGATAGATTACCAATGAGCATACAGAAACCTCTTATTAGACAGATATTTAATCTATCTAATGAACAGGCCGATGCATGATCTTCATTGTTAATCGAAAGACCTTATAAGGTTCCTAACACTATAAATACAGTTGTATATTATACTGTTGGACAACCTATGGGGGCTTTATCAAGCTGAGCTATGCTAGCTATGACCCATCATCTTATCGTACAATACGCAGCTTTTCAGATCTATAAAGATCAAATGGGATATTTCTCGAATTACGCTGTATTAGGAGATGATATCGTTATTTTTGATACAAAAGTAGCAAAAAGATATCATTCAGTTATCCTTTCATTAGGTGTTGAATGTAATTTAGCAAAATCTATTTCATCTCCTTCCGGAGACGCTCTAGAATTTGCCAAAAGAACATTTTACAAAGGGGAAAATGTATCCCCTAGCCCATTGAAAGAGTACTTTATGTCTCTAAACAGTGTAATCGCCTTTGTAGAATATGTGAAAAAATATTCACTTACTCTTCCTCAGGCTCTTCGAGTTGCAGGCTTCGGATATAAAGTAATATCCGGATATCAGAAACCTTTTCACAAATTAAATATCAAAGTTAGATATCTAATTTTGTTATTAGGTTTAACTGATACTACTTTCAGAAAATCACTTGGTCAATCATTAAAAAGAGGTCACAACTTATTTCTAGTTGGTTTTTCCACTTTTTTAATTGATTACTGTGATGATTTGAGTCAAAGGATTAAACGACTAGAAAACATATCTAGATCGTATAACCTTGATTCTTTCATCAGTCAACCAAAGTGATTTATCAAAGAGTGGATCGATCATTTAAATGTTTCAACATTTAAAGCGGTTCCGTTCTCTTGATTTGGAAATCCCCTTAAGAAATTAGGTAAAACCTGATTTCTTACTGCGAATGCTCCAATCTGAATTATCAGGGAATTAAATTATCAAATGGTTTATAAAATCCTTTTGATAACTTCTAGAGTTAAATCTAGTATCCCTGATATCGTAGATACTGCAAAATCAATTCATTTAGATACTGCTATGGGTCAACTTGACCCTAACGGTAAAAAACTAAATCAATTGATTTTATCCCTTTTCGATCTTTTACATTTAGAGGCAGATCTTGCTCAACGGTCATTAACTGACCTTTGTTTAAGACCATCTCTAAGAGTTTCAAAAAGACCAGGTGAACCTAAATTATTTAGAATTCACTCTGGTTTATCGAAAATCCTGAAAAGCTTAGGAAAGACTATTCATAGTCTTTACTAGCTGCGAGATCGTAGGAGTCGGTCCAGACGTCCCGGGTATTCTTCATTGAAGAAATACCCTAGAACTGTATCTGAACAGTCC